GCCCGTATTCCTCCATGATCCAGACGAGCTTGGTCATCCCTTCCTCGCTAACTAATGATAATTCCTGGACCCGTTCCGCGAGGTCGGTGTCATCATATTGGGACGCCTGGAGGTCTTCGATGCTCTCCAATGCGGCGTCGATGTTACCTCGCAGAGTGACGACCCATCCGATCAGCCCGATAACGATGACAACTACCGGGATCATGCTAAGTCCAAGCTGGAGCGGTTTCACGGTATCCGCTCCCAGACCGCACCGCTGGCCGCGGTATAGATTAGTATCTCCCGGTGGTTGCAACGATGGCACGCCCGACCGGACCAGTCCTCCAGGCGCCAGTGGTGTAGATTGATCCAGCATAAAATACGCATCATTCAGCTTCCAGTAACTTACTCGAAATGCCAGCTAGAAAGCCGAAGACCGCACCGGCGACGCCCGTAATGATTTCGATACTTTGGAGCTGCCAAGCGATGAACGAGATCGTGATCGCCACGACCGTCCCGCAGACGATGGAGAGAAACACTTGTGGCCTGATTTTCGATAGGAGGATGTCCATTATTTCACCACGATGCTGCGGTCTACCAGAGTGTCCGTTAGGCTATGGATGACCGTATCGCTGGCAATATCCACCGCCACCGTGTTGATGTCCCCATCATCTCCGATAGTGGTGTTAGTTAAGTTGAAATTGCCAGCCTTAATAAAATCGAGATCTATTGGCCCCGTGGAACAATGGCCCGTAATGTTGACCAGGCGGACATAGGCGTCCCCGGCCAACGTTATAAGCAACCTGTCCACCGTCCCGGTCGCCGTATAGGTTCCGGCCCCTCTGGTGGATTCTACGGTGATGTCCGGCGCCCCTGCCGAGTTCTGGGTGGGTCCGACGTGATGCCCGTCGACGAACCCGCTGAGCGTCATCTGGTGGATATAGGAGGCATTAAGCGAGAGCGTCGGGGCCACCAGATTGTCTAGCGTGAACGTATCAACCCAGAGGTGGCCGCTAGTACCTGAGACCCGCTCGATGGCTATGCAGTCCACCGAGGCTTTCCCCATCTCTAAAGTGGCGGTCAATTCATCCATGCGCGAATTCGCGGCCATGCGAATTTCGAGGGTCTGCGATTCACTGCCATCGTCGTTCAATGGCAATTGCTGCCCCATCTTGCGCAATCCATCTTCGCTGGCATAGTATGCCGCCCCTGACTCCGGCCAGTCCCAGGTCGCGTTAGTTACTCCCCTGACCGTGAAATACATTCCTGTCCCCACTGCCCCTACACTAACGAGAACGGTGAAGAAAACAATTTTGATGATGTGTTTGTTCGCAAATGAGATCCTCGGCACAGATAAGCCTGGCATGGCTGGCACCGGGATTTTCCGGTCTCCAATGATGTGGGCGAGTTTTTCAAGTAAGCTCATTTTTTGTCCCCGCCATTGGAGAACAAACTCTGTAGAATTCCGGTTACGGGTATGGTCAGGACCGCAAGAACGGTAAGCAAAGGCTCCACATTATTCAAAACGGTCTCGGAGGTAGTGGCCGAAATGATGATCCGCGCTCCTAGGAATAACCAAACGAAGACAACTGGCGCCGCTATGACCAGCTTCACTATGTCCGAACTGGTCATCTGGACGCGGTTTGGCTCGTCCCTCTTTTCCGGTTTCTGTGGTTCTTCCTCGGCCATTCATCACACCCACGGGACTTTCTTCCCTCCGAAGTATGGCCTGGCATGGCCTTCCACGCATAATTGATCGTTGCAATTAACCGTCGCGCCGACCTTGTCAGTGGCCCACACAATCCCAAGTACGCGACCGAATTTACCTTTTTCCTTGGAGCATTCAAGCGTTAATGTCTTCCCACGCAATAATTCCTTGAGTCGGGCCTTGGATGCCAAACCTAATGCCTTCTCGGCAAGGTTCCGCGTCCGGGACTCTGGCGTGTCAATCCCCAGCATTCGTACCCGTGCCTTATGCCAAACGCTAAAGCCCAGATCAATGTTAACGTCGATGGTGTCGCCATCAACCACTCTTACTAATTTGCACGGGTAATCGAACATAGCTAGAAGGCCACATCGTCCTGGGCGGTGCCTCGCCGGGTCGAAACGCAAAAGTCCAAATTGCTGAAAGTCCCGGTCGTCGTGATCCTTAGATACCGCTCCACCGCACCGCTTACGGTTATCCGTTCGGCAGCAGGAGCGGCGGCAGCGGCGACCGCGGTAAAGGACAGGACCGTCGCGAAGGCGTCACCGGAACCGTTGTCGGAGGACTGTTGGATCGTCACGGTCGCCGTCCCGGAGTCGAGGTCTGCTATCTCCAGATATGCCACCATACCGGCGGAGGTCGCGGCGCCATCGTCCCGGCTGGTCGAATTTCCCGCCGACCCGTGGGTCTCCTTGCCGGTGGTCAGGGTATCGCACCAATCCAGGGAGACGCCGTTGGACTGGGTGTCCACGGTGAACTCTAACGATCCATCGGTCCCGCGAGTCCCATCGTAATTGATCTGCTTACCGACTAGACAGGCGGCAACATCCCCACGGGTGGCGCCAAATGCCCACGTCACGATCCGGTCGGTGGTCGGCAGGGCTTTATACGCGGCGTGTTCTTGCTCGGTCGCATCGTTGAACCACGACGAGACGCCCAGGTTTCCGTCCGACAGTCCTAGCAGCCTCTCATGGGCCGAGGCATTTAGTGCCGTCGCGTCCAGTAATTCGCGGGGAGAACTGGCATTATTGATGGCCGCAATGTCACCACTGAGATCGTAGCCGTGGACGAATATTTGCTGGCCCAGTCCGCTTTTCTTTGCCATTAGAGACTCCTAAGGAGTGATAGTTACCTCTTCATAGATCTGGATGCTAAAGGGGATCGTGGCCGTTCGGTACAATGCCCCGCCCATGTCTAATGTCGCAACCGTGGCGGACCCGACCGTGGAGTCGGTACAGTTCCCGGCCAGGTTTGCATCGGAGCGGAGCTTCGTATCCACCTCCACCATCGCATCCCAGAGTTCCAGTTCGATACTTTCTCTAACATCCGCCGATGCCTGGAGCCGGAAATAAGCCCGGACCATGACTGTCGTCGTGCTGCCGATGTCGGATAGGGTTTGCCATCCATTAGTCCGCGACTGGACCCAGTAGGCCAGGACGGGAGTCCCGGACAACGCCAGAGGCTCCGCCCTGATAACCGCCGCGAAGGCGGGGTCGGTGATGGTCGACAGAAGGACATCGATCCTATCTAATGCTCCGGACCGGCTCATTGGAACGCCTCGACCAGGGCGTCCCCGATGTACTCCTGATACAGATTTGGCGTGGACTTGATGCGTGCCCGCGTCTTGGCGAACATCCCGTAGCGCTTCTCAACCTTTATTGCATATTGGATATCGGCCCCGTAACGTGCCTCCCCGGCATCCACGACAGCCAGATTGTCTTGCACCAAACTGGCTCCTACATGGTTTCGGAGGTTGCCCGTTATACGACCATGCCCCGGATAGAGTTGGTCTTTAACGTGGTTGCTGCCCTCGATAGTCGCCAAGTCGAGTAAGCCCCGGTTCACAATCTCCTTGATAACCTGGGGGACATCCGCCCCAAGAACCGGACCTTCTACATCGAATTTAACCGTGAAAGCCTTCGCCATCAGAAGATAATCCCGTTGCTCGTCCCGGTTACCCGGAAGTCCTCCAGCGTCATCAGCACCGACCGCACCTCTCCCTCGGCCACCGTCATCGACATCTCCCCGGCACCGATAGTCCCAACCGATCCCAGATCTCGGTTCCGGAATGTCAGCTTGGCAATGTCAAGACACGCCTGGACAATCAACTCCGGGTAGTCATACCGGGTCAGCCCCGTACCTCCGGAATGGGTCGCGGCGGTCGTCCCATTAACTCCCCGCTGAACTGTTAATGTGTTCCCACTAATCGCTGTTATATAGAGTTGTTCGGAATCGATTAAGACGGTCTGGGCTGGCCCGAGGTCCGTTGCGCTGGTCACGCTAACTGAAGTCGCGGTCGTGGAGCCTATCGCGTCCGCCGTCGTAACGGACAACGTGTCCGCGGTATAGCCCCACTCCCCCAGGATCGACAATGTCTGCTGGCCGGAGTCCAACGTGTTGGAGGTATCCTCGTTAAGTTTGAAGACGGTCTTGGGCGCCGCGTTATAGGGCATCAGAAAGAAGTCGTTGGCGTAGCCCTCGGTCAAGACCGTACTCGCTCCCCGATCGGTGTCATCGTATGCCGTCACCGTTGTCGTGGAGATAAGCCAGCCGTCCAGCGGGATGACATTCGCCAAGGCGACCGTGGTCGCTATGGCGTCCGTTCCGGCCACGACGGCATATTGCGGAGACTGCACCAGCGACCCGGACCCGATGTCATATAGTCGAGTTTCGGTCAACGGCCCAAATGTTCCGCCCTCACAATATAGGTCGATCCGGCGGGACGATGCCTCCAAGATCCGCCGGATACTACCGGCATCACTCGTCCACCCGGACGAAAACGAAGTCCCCGCCAGATAGTCCCGGAGCTCGTCCGCACTGGCGTATGTATGGCGGGTTGCCACTATTCGGCGGCCTCGTCACTATCTGCCGACTTGTCCTCGGTCGTCTCGGCCATCTTGTTGGTGGGCTTTTCGGACTGCTTAAAATAGTGGGGATTGGCTTTGAGGGTCGCCGCGGGTACGTCGTACTCCACGCCGGACTCATACGCCACTCCTTCCCCAGAAGAAAAATTTTGGATGCAAGTTGCTTTTGGCATATTATCTCCTTCTATGGGGAGCGGGACCGTAGCCCCGCCCCCCCCGAATCATTATTAGGCGGCGCGTGGAATCTTGAAGGCCGCAGGGAGGCCGACTTGACCGTCACCCCTGCGGGTGGCGAAGAAGCCTACCTGATCGTTGCCCATGTATAGGCTATCGTTTCGGCGGATGGTGAATCCCACCCGGTCGAAGATGTAATACTGTTTGAAGTCCCCGAAGATGGCTATCTTCTCCGTTGAGGTGATAGTGCCACCCAAGCCACTCGTCACATCGGTCAAGATGTTCCTCTTGCCGAGGATGAAGTCTGCCGGAGCGGCGGTCAGGCTTGGGATGCTATGGACCCCGGCGGCAGTGATCGCTATCGAGTTGATGAGTGACGCGATGGCGGACTTCATCACCCATGAGGCGTTGGCCCGGTGCTGGGCGTTGAGCGCGTAGTAAGTCCCGATCAAGTCAGCCCCTACGACCGAGGTTGCATTGGCCATCGTGTAGAAGGCCACATCCCCATCGGACATGATACCGGCGTACTGGGTCGTATTATTACCGCTGATGATGCCAACGTCCTCGAATTGCCCCGCCGCCTCCTGGAATATCTGCGACAGGAACGCCGGGAGGTTGATGGCCGAGTCGTCCAAGAGTTCCCTGGATACCTTGACCAGCCCTCCGGACTTCTCGATGGAGAAGTTGACCTGGCCGACCACCGGCGTGGATTCGGTCGGCGCGGCTTCTTCCGCTATTGCCGCCCATGTCGCGGATGCCAGGGTTGGGATGTATCCATCCTTGGATGCGACCCGGATGACGGTGCAAAGGGGCCGAAGCTGGGAACCTGGGACTCCCGTGTCATGGATGACCTGTGCAAGGAACTGTTCCGGGACGAAGAAACCGCCCTCGGCGTCCGTGTCTTCTTGCATGGCCTTGATCTCGTCCGGGCTGGACGTCTTCCAGAACATATCCTCACTTGGCGACCGGAACCACTTGATAAAGGCGTCGGTCATAAA